GTTATTGTTCGAATCGTAGACCGGGGTTTTCCCCATGTCTTCCTGCCGAAAACCCGCTTTTTGCCCCTTGGGGAATATCCCGTGAACCGACATCGGCCCCCAATGGATGAGCCAGATAGAGGTGTTCGTGCTGGCCGTTCCGCCCGCGTCGATTACGTTATTAGCGGTCTGGGCGTTGGTGGTGAGTACGCTCGGATACCTCGGGGCCAGTCCCATGAAGGCCGCCGGAGTGGTCGTGACGTTATTGTAGAAGATCGTTTGCGCCATCTGCTGGTTCATGCCCTCGAGGAAGGCGAGTTCTTCAGACAATCTGAAAGCGCGATCGTTTCCGGAAAGGGCCACCAAATCCACGTCGATGTCCGAGTAGGTCTCGAGCATGCCGCACGATTCGGTGATCTGCGCGGTGGTCGATTTGCCTCTGGGCACACCCTGGTTGAGCAAGCGCCAGTAAGCGATCGGCAGTCCCGTTCTGATTGTGGTCTTGTGCCCGGTCGGAAGGTTTCCTTCCATCCAGAGCATGTCGTCTAAAATTTCATTGGTCTGGGACAAAAGATTGATGATTTCGGCAATTTTCCCGTCATCGTCTATGCGTTTTGCCCAGTCAGCCAGTGTGAGCGCTGCAGGTCCGATAGTAGCCATATCGTTTCACTCCCGTTTTCCGTTTTTACTGTTCACTGTTCACTGTTCACTGCTCACTGCCCTTACCACTGCTCACTGTTCACTTTTCATGGTTGGATACATGTTTTCGAGAAGCTTTGCCCCGGTATCCTTTACGGGATTGCCGCTTAAACTTCCCGGTTCCTTGAGAAGATTGCCCATCTTCACGAACATCTTGACGATCGCCGGGTTGTTCCCGGCCCCGGTCATGTTGAGCGCCTCTTTTAAGGCCGTCGCCTCCGCAGCGTCTTTCACGAACGGGTTTGACTCGCCCGGCACAAACACTTGGCTTGCTGCCGCAATCGAGCTTTCGTACTTTGTCCCACCGATCTCGGGATCGGCTTTCACCTCGGCCTGCCATTTCGTTTGGGTCTCTGCCCACAACTTGTATGGCGCCTCTACCTGTGCCCGGATCTTGCCGCCGCCGAAATCGAGCAGCTTCTGCGCCTGCTCCTGGGTCAGGTCCAGCTCTTTTGCCAGCCCCTTGAACTCAGTCGCGCTCTGCTCATCGAGCGTTGTCCCCTCCGGGAGCTTAAACTCCGCATATTCCGCCGGCGCCTTCGGTGCCGGTTTTTCGGTATCCGGCTTTTTGATCGGCTTGCCTTCGCCGTCGAGCTTTTGCTTTCCCTCGGCATCGAGCTCAAAGCCGTCTTTGTCGTATTTGGGCTCGCCCTCGGCCGCTTTCTTCTCCCCGGTAGCGCCTTCTTTTGTCTTCGCCTGGCCGGTAGCGCCTTCTTCCACGGAGGCGCTCTTTTCGGTTTCTTTTGTCGACGAAGAAGTCTCTCCGCCTACGAGCTGCTCGGGCATCGTTACGCCCGTGACGCTCGCGCTTGTCTCGGTATTGGTTGTGCCGCCGGTGCTCTCGCCTGTTCCTTCAGCCATAACTATTTCGCTTTTCGTGCATTCGTCAGGAACTCATAGAGCTCCGGGTCCTCGCGCCGTATCCTCTCGACAAGATCATGGTCAGGCGTGCATAGATGCTCCGTGCACTGCTCTTCGATCTCGTCGTTGAAAGACTTCCAGTCGCCATTGTGGCCGTGCCACAGATGGCAATTCAAAAACCCTCCGGCCTCGCAAAGAGTGATCAGGTTCTTGGGGTCGAGTTCGAGCGCCGGCGCCAGGTGGAACGGATGCTTATGGTGAACCTGGAGGTCCCTGGTCCCTCCGCACCACCTGCAGCAAGGTTCTTCGATCAGATGCTCTCTTCGGACTCGACGCCATTCCGGAGAGCGCAGGCTTGCCGGTTTTCCGGCAAGAACGTCTCGGACTAATGCGACGTGGCGTTGATGCTTAATTGCGTCTGTCACAATCCGAAGGTGTCGCTGCATCCAGGCTCTCCTCGGGGGCAATAAAAAAGGCGCAAGTTGAGTGGTTGGGCACCCAACTGCGCCTTCCTTATTTCTTCGCCGCTCTCGCCTGGCCGGGCTAAAGCGGACCCCCTCCCTCAGTTTTTAAACGCTTATTCCGTCTTCTCCCCGTTCTCGATCTGCATTTTCATATAAAACTCCGGACTGATCCGGTTGACCTCGCCCAGGAGCTGGTTTCCTACGTCCCGGTGTCCCTCGTTAAACGCCATCTGCAGGGGATCCGTGGAAAAGGAAAGATGAAACACCCCGCAGCGCGCGAGAAGGTCCCACATCCACATCCTGCCGGCGGGATCGGACAGCAACGTCCGAAGCGCCGTCTTCGTCTGCAGATCGCGCGTCTTCTTGCTCTTCTGCCGCTGTGCGACATGGTTTGCGTCGCCGGCGTTGTACGGGGTTTTCTTTTCGCTCATCAGGCACCTTTTAACTGTAATATGCCAGGGTCACGATGCAGGCAGCGTTTACCGCAACGCCAATCGTGGTGACGCCGTACAGTTGCCGCAGAGGCGGATTGGCCTCTGACGCCGAGCCGTTAGTGACATCCCCTGAAGGTACCGCTGCTGCCCCGTTCATAAGAACGAATACATCCACATTCTGGCTCGCAGAGATCAAAACGAAGTTTGCTCCCGCAGGCACGTTCTGGCTCTTCGTCCCGGCGCCGGTAAAGTCCATGGCATTGATCGTGTTGCTCTGCGGAATTGCAGCGACAAGCGGCCACCCGTTTCCATCGACACCTTGAACAAGCCTGGTTGGTGTTGCCATCTAACCCCTCCTGTACGCGTCAATTCCGAAATATAGAATCGCAAGCAGCAAACAAACGACGCAGGTGCCCGCGAACCAGTCAAAGTGACTCAGGACAAAACCCATCACTGCCCCCCCGCTCCAATCATCTTCATAAGCGCATTCTGTCCGCCGCCAACATCCGTCTCTGAAAGCGTCTTTGCCCCCTGAACCCCCGCCATGCTCATTTGTGCGGCCTGCTGCTGTGCTGCCTGTTGCGCCCGCTGTTTTCTTATGGCGTCCCTCTTTTGCTGCGCCACGATGAGCTTCTGGGTGACCCCGATCAGGTCCGCATATTCGCGCACCGTTTCATCGAAATCGACATTATCGAGGGCATCGGGCTTTGCTGCAGCCAGGTTTCCGACAAAGGCCACAAGCCGCTCGATCCCGGTTGTAGCCGTGCTCTTCTGGGCGTCGGCCAAAGTTGAGACGCACTCGATGTCAAGGGCCCGCCCGCGTATCTCGTGAGGCGGGGCAGGCACGAGCCCCGCACGGTGCATCACCGCAAAGAGCCGCTTGATGAAGGGATTTATCAACTCGAACTGCGAGCGCTCCAAAAACGGCCCGAGCATCAGCATCTTTTCCTGCTTTCGCTCGATGATCTCGGTTGCGGTCCTGACCGTATCGAGTTGCGCGATCATGAGGAAAAGATCCGCAAAGAAGGTGCTCTTTATGCGGTTCTCGGCCTTCTCGATCTTTGCCTCGGCCCCCCGGATGTCCGGAGGCACCGTGTAGGCAGGCTTAAATCCGGATGCCCCAAGATTTGCCACATACGTTACGCCACCCGGCAAAAGAGACGCCGGCTCGTTTTTCATGTTTACATCGGCAACCATGGGAGGATTTAGCACCTTGTCTATCGCCTGCGCTGTCCGCTTTTCGAGCTGCTGGAGCGACTTGGATGTTGCCAGGCACTCCATGCCGGGACCCCGCCCGTAGGAGTCGTTTCCGATCACGTGCCAGCGGGGTGCGCAAAAGGGCATTTCAAAGTAGCCTTTAAGCTCCAACACCAGGTTTTGGCTCTGTCCCCACTCCCAGATGACCGAGCGGTATTTGCGCCCCTTCAGGCCCGGGATTTGGGGTGCGCGGTCGTCGTTTGGCTCGATCGCTTGAGCAACGTTCACTTCTTTGTCGAGCTGCCCGGAGGCCCAGAGCCCTTGCACCTGGGCGCTGCAATTGGCTTTGCCAAATCTTTCCACAACCTGGCCGCAGGTCAGGACATACTCTCGATAGAGCGTATCGATTTGGTTGCGTCCGGATGAGGCCAGGTAATACTCACCGGCAGTAAGCGTCTGGCAGCTGATAACATCGTCGTAGTCGTCCTCGATCAGCACGCACCCGGTGCCAAATACCCCAAGTTCCTCGTAGATCACGTGCAGAGCGTTGTAGGCGTTACTCTGGGAGAGTACCGTCAGCATGCGCTTCGTGGCCTCATCGAGCCACAACCGCACAGGGGTATTGTCCGAAACATCCAGGTCCCGAATCGATAACCGAAACCAAGGTCGCGCCGGGCTGGTGAGGCCGGCCATGAGCCCAGCCGAAAGCGTCCTTGCGCTCAAGGTAGGCGTCTCGTTTATTATCCTCGACCCAACCGGGTCGCCCCTCGTTGCCTGGTTGGGCGTCTGTAGATAGCGGCCGCGCCGGGGCAAAATGAAGTCGGAGAGCTGCCTCCAATGCTGCCAGTAGCTCCATCGGTCGGTGCGAAGGCCAACCAGGCGCCTGTCGACGTATTTTCGAAGGTCCTGGATTTCTTTTGCCGTCGAAGAACTTTGCCGTGAAGCGGTTATCGGTATGATATCGCCCATTAGTGTCCTTTAAAATCCACCATAGAGGCACAGAGAGCACAGAGGGAAAACCCTTGAGACCAGGAGGAGCGGGGAGCGGGAATTCCCGCTTCACGCTTCTTGCTTCCTGCTTCGTGTTTAGTCAATTGCTTTTCCTCTGTGTTCTCCGTGTCTCTGTGGTGAGTAGTTTTTATGCTCCCAAAAGCGTCTTGCCACCGCTCGCGGTCGTATTCGCAGGCGTTTGCAGGCCCTGAGGGCCGGTCAAAATCGTCTGGCTCGCCCCGTACGCTGCAGCAGCAAGATTGCGCTGATTTGCCCCCGCGCCCTGGACGCCGCTATCCGGCAGACTCGGAGGCGGCGCTGGAGCCGGTGGAGGCGCTGGAACCGAAGGTGCTGAACCGAAACACATAGCTTAAAATCTCCAATTTAGGGATTTAGGGATTTAGGGATTTAAGAATTCTTCAATTCCTCAATTCCTCAATTCTTAA